GTCGATAGCGGTCAGCTTTCCTTTGAAGCGAACGAAAACGGCGAGATCGAGCCGGTTCTGCTCCGGGACAACAAGTGCATCATGCACGATGTGAAGTATTGGATGCCCTTGCCCAATGTTGAGTACCATCCCTATCACGGTGAAATCGTGAAGTAAACAGCCAATAAGAAAAGCCAGTGGTTAGAGAACATCTAGCCACTGGCTTTTTGTGTTATGTGATTATCCTTTTACAAGGTCTGCGATGGCTCCTATTGCTCCTATAAAGCTCATTTTGTATTTCTCCATTTATTTAACTGGCGTTAATAGAATTTCTGTGCTAATCGAAAGTTCGATATGATAACCGTCTTTAACGGTAACATTCTGCTTTTCACCAGCTTTTTCAAATTTAAGCACGTCGCTCACATCATCAGAGTTTGCATCAGACACCACAAATACTGTAGCTTCTTTGTTTCGATTCTCAACTTGGTATGTGCCAGCCGGAACCATGTACCAGATATATTTATAACCACTCTTGTTCGTTTCTTCTTTTCCATAATCGCCAAGAACTTCATCAACTAAAACAATAGAGCCGTTCTCTTTTACGGCTTCTTCCGAAGTAACAGACGGATTTTTAGATTCTATCTTTGCAGATGACGCAACGGATGATGTTGGTTTTTCGCTTTCAGAGCTAGCCGCAGTATCTGTTTTGTTACGAGGGCTTACCAAATCCATAATAAAAGCCAATACGAACATTACCATAAGGATTTTGAACCACAGCCGCTTATAAGCTGGCTTTGGCGGTGTATTCTCTCCACCACACTGCGGACAGGTTTTAGCGGTAGCCGCTATCCTTGCGCCGCAGTGTTTACACTTTACGAGTTTTGCCATTTTACAATGCCCCTTTCTTACGGTCAAGTATAGCACAGATTAGACCGGGAGAGGGGTCTTTTTTTATTTTTTGGAAAATTTGGAGACTTGCACAATCAGATAGGTTTCGTTTTGTGAAGGTGGGGTGGGTGTTGGCAACACAAACCACAAAAAACGCCTTTTTCTTTGAAAAATTTTATCGCGGGCATGCCCCACCCCGCCCCCGGCTCTCCCCATATACCCCAGAGGTGGAGACCCAAGCACCAGCGCACCCGGAACGGCTACACAGCACAGGCAGCAGCACAGACCGTGCCAGATGCAAGGCAGACCACGCAAGGCACGACACACACGCCAAAACGCTGGGCACGCTGCACCTGTCTGCACTCGATACCAGACCGCCCACGCCGGGCAGATCGTAACGGCGGCGGGGTGCTGGGCTGCCTGCTCAGTGCGTCCGGTAAAGTGTACAATTTCGGACGCTTTATTTTATCCATATTTATATGGATATATTTTGCTGAAAGTATTGACAATCCATATATATATGGATATAATATAATCAGTCCAGATAAATATGGACTACAACCACATTGAACCAAAACAGGAGGACAAAACCATGAAACAGACCATTGATTATACCGCACTTGCTGATACCATCCGCGCCGAACTCAACGCCCGCCACGATCGTAGCGCATGGGATAAGGCTGTTACGCTGTACGCTCTTGACCTGCTGGAAGATGTGCAGGAGGGTGCAAACAATATGGAGCGCTTGCCCCTTGACGGTGCAGAGCTTGAAAAGTGGGCGCTCAACGGTGCAAGCTGCTGGGAGCAGTACAGCAACGGCGGTTGCTCCCTCTGCTATAATGCCGATATTGCCGCCCGCGTCTGCACCCCGTCCGAACTCAAGCGCAAGCACGGCGGGACGTATGAGCCCAACAGCCGGGAAACGTGGCTTGACGTGCAAGCCCGTGCGCTGTATCAGGCTTGCAACCGTATCCGCACCATCTGCCGCACCAACGGCTTGTATTGCAAGGGGGTGCAGTGATATGTTGGTACTCGATGCAACCCAGTGGGCAGCCCTCTGGTATGTGGGCGGCATGGTCAGCGGGGCGCTGGTTATGATTGCATTTCTTAACAGCTAAGGAGGGCTAAAAAATGACGTTGTTTGAAGAAAAGGTGAACGAGTACCGCGAAAACAAGCGGCTTTTGGAAGAGCTGGAAGCAATGAACGAAAGCATTAAAGCAGATATTATCTGTATGATGCAGGGTGCGCCAGAGATGGCGCAGGGCACAGCAAAGGCCATTTACAAGGACGTTCAGAGCGTCCGGTTAGATAGCAAGCTTTTGAAGACGATGCACCCGGATATATACGCAGAGTGTAGCAGCAAAACCACATACAAGCGGTTTAGCGTGGTATAAGGGGGTGTAAGCTGTGATACTGTCCGCACTTCTGTTTTTCTTCTGGTTTTTCTCGGCGCTGTTCAAAGCGTCCAAATAATGCTGATCGGATACTTTAGCGGGGCTGCACCGTAAAGCAACCCCGCCCCAGCCCAAAAGGGCAAAAAAACTTTCTACAAGTCCTGTTTTTAGGGCTTGCGATATGATATACTGTAAAAAAGGGCGAAAAACCCGGAAAGAGAGTGTCATTATGAAAACCTATACAGAGCACGAAATCAACGGCCTCAGCATTTATGTGGACGATGAAACAGGAAAAGTACATCACGCCGTAAATTGGGATAGCGCAAATCAGACAACGCTTTATCCATACGCCTATAACACCCGCTCCCGTGTATGGGATAATGTCAGCGGGGATTATACGTTAGCAGGATTGAAACGCACAAAACGCTTGATTGAATGGCACTAATAAAATTCTTAACCCGGTCAGAAATGGCTGGGCTTTTCTTTTGCCTTGCATCTGCTGAGGGTGCAGGGCTTTTATTTTGCCCCGCTGCAATACAGCCACATACAAGCGTTTACAGCGGCCTTTCTGTCGTCAATGCAAATTATACGGCCAAAACGCCAAAACCGTTTACAGGGATTTGCAGTGGCGTTTCCGTTGATTTGACCAATTCCAGCGCACACAATACAGCAGCCACACAAGCCGCCTATACACCGCCTACGACACGCCGGAGGGCATACCGTCAAGCGCTGCATCTGCACCGATACCAGATACAACCGCCACGCCGGACGCTGTACAGACCAGCACAGCCGCCCTATTATAATAATGTATATAAGGGCGCGCCCCTGTTATGGATCCATGCCCGGCGGTGCAGCATAACACAGACCATGCCAGCGGCGACGGGTCAGTGCATCCGGCTTGCATCCTGTACAGGGTCAGCCAGGCGGCTTGCGATCTGGCGCCGGGTCTGCCTAGCACACTCCACCCGGCGGGGCAGTCCAGTAGCAGGGCGGGGCTGGTGGCGCGGAACCATTGGCGGCTACCGCCGCATCTCTTTTCGGGCTTTCGCCCGATAGCCAATAGAGGCCAGCAATAGTCGCAGCGTTCCGGCTGGAATAGTCGTAACAGCTTCTGTAATAGTCGCAGCTTCTCCCGGCGGATAGTCGTAGAATAGTCGTAAAGTCGTCTGACGACCATCGTTTTAAAGTCCTATATAGTATAGTAACGAGCTGTCCGCTGATAGTCGTAGAGCAATAGTCGTATCGTTTTCTTGCGAATTACCGTTAAATAGTCGTGTATTTTTTGTGTGAAATAGTCGTTTGCCTTTTAGGAAAAGAGAGATGCGATAGTCGCTAAGTCATCCGACATCTCCCAAAATCAATATATGTCAAGACACCTGTCAATTTTATTCTCGCCTAGCCATACCAAATTCGTATACCAACCGTACTTATTATAATATACGCTTATATATCCTAGTAATTATCTAGGGATTATTCTGCTGAAATAGTCGTATCATCCGATTCGGTCTGTTCCTGCTCGATTTAATTCCCAGCAACGTACTATGGTATCTTAATTAATTCATAGCATTCTGCCAGGGATAGTCTATGCAACATTTCTACATATTTTACCTGCTAGAAAATGAAGTCAATTCTCCATGTGAAATAGTCGCAGATGGTGATAGGTCAGATGCTGTTACCCTTTTCAGGCTAGATGCTGTTGCCGTTGGAGGTCACCCGGTCGGCGCGGTGCGCCGGACGATAGAGGGTGACGTAACGTAGAGGTCATATGGACGATCTGCCTTTATTCAGTCAATAGAACTTGACGGCAGATGTTGGTCACGGTCTGCTCTGCTGGCTAACGGTATAGCTTTGGAGATAGAGGGTTATAGGGGGAAAGAACCTTTGCAAAGCATCTGGTTGTTGCTTTCAGTTGTCGCACCATTTTGGCGTGGGGCCTCAAACAATTTATTTGTTTGAGGGGGGAGTTAGGGGGATTATAGGGGGTAATAGGGGTTGTAGGGGAAAGAGGGGGGAAGAAAGGGGGGAAGATTGCATGCAAACGCATCACGCTGATAGTCGTAGCCATATTAGCTCAAACGCCACTCGATCGAGACAGCTCCTGCTCAAAATCAGACCTTGCCATTTTCTCTCGATAAATAACAAGAGAAAAAAGCACGGAATAGTCGCAGAGGGTAGTTTTACTACCTGGCACCATTCCATGCTTTCTGATACAGTAGTTTTGTAGTCGTACGAGCTAAGATTAGATATTCTTGGCTTTTCTCGCCTTACGCAGACGCTCTGCCAGTGCTTCACGCTGCTCTTCGCTAATCTCACGAGTGACAGGCGGCCGGAACTTCACAAGACGTTTCGGCATCGAATAGGTCTTGGATTCCTTGCACCGCTTAGCAGACAGCTCCCCCATAAACTTGTATGTATCGGGGAACTGCTCACAGAGCTTGTCCAGCTTGCGAATGTAAACCGGGTCTGCCGTGTAGATTTCTGCGGTATCCTCCGCTGCGTTGAAGTTGATGATAGTTTCACGTTCGATGTTGGCAAGTGCCATAGTTGTTTTCTCCTTTGCGTTATTTCTGATTGATTTTCTTCTTGGGGCATGATTCAGGAAATTCATCGTAGCAAGCCCAGCATGGAATCGTTTTTCGACAAATCAGCCGTTCTTCCCTTTCAAGTTTTTCACGTTTTTCTCGCTCCTTGCGTTCTTTCTCGTGCCGTCTGTGTGCATTGGCAACGATTATATGAACAGCAGCCATGTTTGGAACCATAGTCTTTTCCTCCTGTATTTTGTGTAGTGAAAAACATTTGTGAGGTTCAGACGATAACTTTATCGCCCTGACCCTGTTATCTGTTTTTCTTGCCTATTCTACTGTGGCGATCGGAGCGCAGAAGCGATGTTATATGCTTTTTTGTCCAATCTGCGCAATTCAAGCTTAGTCGGAAGCAAACCACGGCAAAAGTATGCGCTCCCAAAAGGAGTTCCTTTTACTGGGCTATCCATGTGTTTTGGATTCATGAAATCTATTCTCTGGTCGAAACAAAGCATTTGAACGTCATTTTTGAAAATCTCAAATCTTGTTTTCCCTTGAATGCTATTTGCCGGAAGAAGTAATGCAAATGGTTTATTTAACTCGTATGCTCTACGAAGAACAGCGTCTTTTTTGCTAAACGGCGGATTTGAAACAAGAATGTCCCATTTTTGAGGTTCGTAATCAAAAAAGTTCTGCCCATAGTCAATATGGCTATAAATCACTTTATTCCCATTGTTTTCCAAAACACTGACAAACGCAGACCATTCTTTGTCAAACGGACACCAAATAATCTTATTGTCTGGAATAAATTCTAAGAGAGGTCTTACGGCATACCTTGGCGTATACTGTTCATCTCCGTTTTTTGAACTGTCAGATTGTAAATATCCTATATTTTCTGCCACAAGTTATCACCTCACATCCACACGCATTCTTTGAACTGCTGGGTCTCCATCTGAAACGTGATGTCCAGAGACCCTACGTTGCCCTCTTTGTTCTTCTCAAGCGCAAAGTGATAATGTTCTTCTGGTCTCTTTTGCGTTTTTACTTTCTGTGCCAGCAGGATGATTGCATCTGCGTCCTGCTCGATCTGTCCGCTCTCTCGCAGGTCTGCGGCAGTCGGTGGAATGCCTGCTCTTGCTGTCTCTCGATTGAGCTGTGCGAGAGCTACCACTAGCGTTCCTGTGGACTGTGCGAACTCATGCAGCGCCATGCTGATTTCCGTTACGGCACTGTATCGGTCTTTTGCTCCGGCTTGATGGATGAGCTGCAAATAGTCGATGAACACCACTTTTGCCTGCATCCTGATGGACTGTGTTCTAATCCACCCAACGCTCTTACCGGCGGCAGAGCGGACGTACAGCGGGTATTTCTTGATGGCTGCCAGTCGGTCAAGCTCGTCAATGCTGACGGTTTTGTTTTTGACCGTGTGAAGCGGTACTCCAAGCTGATTTGCGATAATACGAGCGTAGAGGGTATCAGGGTCTGTCTCTAAGCTGAAATACGCCACCTTGCGTCCGTTCTTGGCTATTTCACAGGCAAGTTGCAGAGACAGAGCGGTCTTACCGGCAGACGGTCTGCCGCCGATCACAACAAAGTTTCCCGGCACAAGGTGCAAGTTGTTATCCAGCACTTTAAGCCCCGTGCTGATATACTCCGGCTTATCGTCCAGCTTGCGGATGTAGTTATCTATGCCATCGCACATTGGGATGAAATCACTTCTCTCGCTGTGCAGGTTGATTGCTTCGCCTAGCTGCTCATAGATGCCGGTCACGGTCTGCTCTGTTGGCTAACGGTGTAGCTTTTGGAAATAGAGGGTTGTAGGGGGAAAGAACCTTTACAGGCGATTGAACTCTGGTTCACTGTACTGTTGCTTCTCTTGCTCTCTGTCAATCCACATATCAGCAAAGGCCTTCCAGTTTGTTATATGCTTTCCGGTCTTGGTCATCCAACCTGTTCCCTCATAGTAGTTCATGAACCTGCTGGCAAGCCTATTCTCACATCCGGCATCCAAAAAATACTCGCTCACATCCTCGAAGTCCGGCGTGCTGGCGTTCCCATCGGGCGGGTCGCCCGCTTTCTTAATAACTTTTATTCTTTTCTTTTCTTCTATATTAAGGAGGTGAACGATTGTTCCCCTCACAGGTGAAGCATCGTTCCCCTCAGAGGTGAATGATTGTTCACCTCCCTTTTCGCTCTTTGAAGATTCTTCCGGCACTTTGACGTATATCTTATCGGGCTTGTTCTTGCCTTCACGCTTGCGCTCGATCACCCCGGCTTCTTCCAGCTCTTTCAGAGACTTCTTGACCCATCGTTCTGTGAATCCAGTATCGGCAGCAAGGTCTTTGATGGGATACATGATGTATACTCGCCCTAGTTGGTCAGAAAACTTTCCGCTTCTGCTTGCCTTCTGTGATGACCTTGCACGATTGAATAGGTAAACGTAAACAATTTTCTCTGTTGGGCTAACGTCAATAGTCGAGAAGAATCGGGGGTATACCATGTACCCATTGACCTTTGTATCGGCTGTCATGTACTGCATTTTTTCCTCCTACAATAGCGCTCACAGCCCCGTAGAGCCGGGCGGATAATGCGATTGAACGATTCTTCGTAAGAACGGCAATAGTCTACGCCTTCCTTATGCGCTTCATAATCTCTGCGAGCTTCAATCATTCCTCTCGTGACCATTCGCACCACAACGGGCGAAACGCCCGTGCTCATCATCAACTTTTCAAAACGTTTTCTGGTCATATTAGTTCTCCTTTCAATCCATCCAAGTATACTCTTGGAACCGTTGAATCTGCTTGTTAAACGTGATGGGAAGGTCGCCTATCTCGCCTTCCTTGTTCTTGCTTAGTCGGAACA